AAATGTAATTGTTCTAGTTCTCATAAATGTTGCAAACGCAACTTGAACAACTCGATTACCCAAACTTTGTGTTTGTAGTCCACCAGGAACTAAAGTACTTCTGATACCAGTTCTTGTTGAGTTACTGATTTCTCTAAAGTCTTGAGTAGTTCTATTTACATCTCTAATAAATGGCCATTGACCTCTGCGGTCTCTACGGCGTGTGGTTTGTTCAGTACCAGCAATAGGAACACTTGTCCAGTTATTGTTCCATTCATTCCAAACAGTACCTAGATTTAATTCTTGCACAGCATTACCTGCCTCATCTGTGAGTGAGTCAAACACACCAGGAATATCGATTGTCATTTCTGGCAAGACTTCTGTTTCCATCCACTCATCTTGGTCAGGACTTATTGTAACTTGACCGACATAGGAAATAACATCATATGGATTTAGATTAACAGTTGTGCTTGCAAATGATTGTGTGATATATGCTTCTTCGGTATACGGTAGAGTAATTAAATCTCCAGTCTTTTGATAACCATTAGTTGTTCTAATAGCAGTAGTCATTGCAGTACTATTTGCTAATGCAGAATCAGACTCAATCAAATTAGTATTATCCATATGGTGTGCAGGTCGTAATTCGCCAGCCGCCATGTCCATAGATACAGAGTAGTTATTATCAGCAACATCGCCGATGCCGTGACCTGTAAAGTTGTCTACAATATATCCATTCTTGAATCTATCGAATCCATCAGCATCTTGTATTTGTAAATTTTCAGCACTTGATTCTAGTAAAGAAAGTTGAGTATAGTATTCTACATTTTCTAATCTCTTATGTATATTACCAATATCTCTCATTGTATATCTTCTATTGTCAATCGAGTTTACTTTAATATTTTTAGTATCAAAAGTGTATGCAGGCAAGAACACATCATACAAATGCATTGCATCTTCTAAATCATCTCCGAAACTAGGCTCGATAGCAGAAGTTCCTGATATGACTTTAAATCTACCAGTTGATGTCATATAAACTCTAGCACGCTTTGATAGATAGAACTCTAGGTCAGAAGTAACATCTGTATTAATTTTCATTGTTTCGATTGCTGAAGAACCTGTGCCATCAAAACTTCTGTCTATATTGCCAGAATCTATTGTTGAGGCGTTATCTACTCTTGGTCTAAAGTCAAGACAATCTCTTAATGGTAATTGTTGACCCGTAACATCAGAAGTATATCCAGGAATGTCTTTGTAGTCGATATCAGAATAACTGTCAACACTAAAGAAGTTACCAGCACCGTGTTCAAAGTAATCATAATTAATTAATAGTCTTCCTGTCGGTGCAGATTTTCCTGTCTTTCTTACAAGACGAGAAATGTCATAAAAAGTATCTCTTTGTCCAGTATCTAAATCAAATCTATCTGTAACATCTGTATCGTCTGTGTCAGCAGCAGTACTAAAGTCAGCTGCCATATAGATACTGTTAATCTTATGAACATCTGCCTTACCAAGGCTGATTGTTGTGTTTGTAGCAGCAAGTGCTTCTGTGTCAATAGTTATTGTAGTGTCTGTTGTATTCGTCTTAGTTTTAGAACCAACAACGGATGCAGAAATCGTTGCAATAACTTTAATCTTGTGTCCGTTATAACCACTACCAAAGTTGAACGCTAAAGTTTTACCTGTAGGAGAACCACCAAGTGTGTAGTCGCCAGATGTTGACGGCGATATAATATCACCAGCAGCGCCTGTGCCTCCAGAGCCCACCGCCATGATAGAAATTGTAACATCATTTTCTGTAAAAGCGGTAAAGATTTCATTTGTACCAGCAGTTAGTGTTGCAGTACCAGAACTTGAAAGAGTTGTAACAAACTGTCGTCTTATCTTAAAAGATGTATCACTAATACTAGCGTTGTCTGTTGTCAATAATGTCTTAACAACATTGTAAGGCAACTTAGCAATAGAAATGTTTTTCTCAGCGTCTTGTAGTTTTGTTCTTTGACGAGTAAACAGACCGCCTGTAACTTTTGATGCGCCTGAGAGAATCGTAGCCTCTGTATTTGAAGTAATGCTTTCTATTATAGCAGTAGCCGTAGAATTACTATCGTCTGTATATGTTATCTGGTCACCAATTTTTAATTCTGTTAAGAATCGAGTTCCAGAACCAAATATTGAATCAACTGAAGCATCTTCTAGTCCTATTGTAGTGCCACTACCATCTTCTAGGACTATATTATCGCCGGCGTTTGTTTGTGAAGCGTCTGTTCCATCTAGTGCTAATTCATCTTCATCAATTGAATAAGAAATTGTTCCTGTTAGGACTTTATTATCGCCAAATGTTGAATCTAAGGCCGCATTAGCAGTATATGTAGGACTGCCCGCCATCGAAATACCCTTAGTCTGATTAAATTCTTTTTGTTGAAATGCCTTACAAGCATATGAGTCAAACTGAACAACACCTGTTCTTGTGTTAGTAGGCGCACTAATTGTTTCGCCGCCAGCAAATTCACCCTTAATATTATTTAAAACAATAACTGTATGTGCCGCCGTACCACCCGAAGTGTATGAAGTATTGTCAGTCGAATTATAAGAAGCTGGTGATGAAATAGTTGCAGTCGAAGCTGCATATAATTCAAATGTTGTTGATGTTGGTCCCTTTACAGTAAAAAATTCATCATTTACTTCTGTCATTCCACTAACGCCTGTAATCTTTATTACTTGGCCCTCAGTAAAATTATGTCCAGCAGAGCATGTTACGACAGCTGGGTTTGCACCTGATATTCCTGTTATTGTTCCTGTCGCAGCAGTTGAAATGCTCTCAATGATACCAGTTGCGCCTGATGTGGCACCAGTTAATGTGTCGCCTGTAGTTAATGCGCCAGACATTGGCCCTTTAACATTAACATGAGCGAACATTTCTATATCAAATAGAAAATGTTTGAATACTGTTCCTGTTGTTGTTGAATCTGATAGTGCAGTTGTTGTTCCTGAATCTGTAGAAGCGGCAGTACCAGAATTATATTCAAATGCTCTAGTCTTTGCCCGACCAATATCATAAACATATGCAAGTGATGTACCAAATACTGTGCCTCTTGTTGAGTGTGCAGTATCTACTAATCGAAGCGCTTTATAGTTTTCTACTTCTCCCGATACAAACCCAATGTCGGGCGAACCAAACACATTTTCAACATTGATGAAAGAACCAATATTAAATCTTGTCGTAATGCCTGAATCAGTATCAAAATCTCTTGCTTTGTCTACATCAATATAAGTTGTTCCTATTTTAGAAATCTCATATCCTCTGACATAGGCTTTACCCTGTGATAGTCCAAATGCTAGTTTACTTTCAACAGCAGTATTGCCATCAGCAGATGTAGTGCCGGCAGCATTGACACCACGATTTGTTCCTGATAATAGATGTTCTCTTACATCTAATTCAAAGTTTCTTACGGCATAATCACCACTCTCATCAAATGTTCTTCTTGCAAGTGTATCTTCAAAAGAAGTTTTAACATCACTTATAGGGCGGTCTTGTAAAGTGCCAGCCTTTAGTCTAAACAATTCAACAAAACTTGCATCAGCAGTTGAGTCTAATGATAGTTTTGTAAGTGTTAAGTCAATTTTAAATCTGTGAGCACCAGTAGCGTTTGCGTTTGATGAACCTGTTGCGTTGTCTAATAAAGTTGAATCATCAGTTGATGTTATGAAATTTTCAACAATAGTTAAACCAACACGATAACTTGGTGTGTTTGTATATTTGTCTAGTGTAAGTATTTGTTCATCAACATTAACAAAGAAACCATTGATGTAATAAGTACCTGCATCTATAGTTGCTCTTGAGCCTGTTGCACAAGTTGAAACAACAGCGGTTGATGCTGAAGTATGGCCAGATGTTACTGTTTCGCCATCAGTAAACTTAACGGTTTCATTGTCTGTGCCTGAGTTTCTATACTTTACAAATAATGTGTCGGGGTCAGTACCATCAGTTGCAACAAATCCAATAACATCAGCAACAAGACCAGATGTTCCGCCTGTTAGTGTAGCGTCTTTATAGTTTGCTAATGTTCCAGTAAATGAAGTGAGTTTGACTGCATAATAGTTTAAGTCGTAGTTTGCTTCACCAGCGACAACCATTGCACCATGTTTAAACATGGAATCACTCATTTTCTCAATTTGATTTTGAGTTATGGATTGTTGTGTTGTTAGTTCCCTTGCTTGAACAGCAAACGCTGGTCGATACATGACTCTGTGAAACTTTTTACTGTCCGCAAAGTCATCAAAGTAAGGACTAACATTAAAATCAGTTTTTGATGGCATGGTGTTCCTTTATTTAAAATTCTATAATTAGTTTAATATTTTCTGTCTGGTCAGATGCCCTTGTAATAGGACTTCTTTCTTCAACATATATTATATCTCCTGAGTCAGCTGCAAGTTCTGGATTAGAATAACCAGAAGTGATTGATACACCATTCACATCAGTAGAACTGCCTGTGTTTGGCGTTGCACTTGCACTTGATGTTTGTCCTGTGATTGCGTTTGCGCCACTAAATGCGGTTGCATTACCATCTGAGTCTGTTCCGACATCTGGGAATCGTGTTTGATACCAGTATAGTAATTTGTTTGTTGCATCATACTCGACTACTTTACCAACAGCACCAGTAGATGCCTGATTGATTTCTTCATCAGCAGCAAATGTTCCTGATACAGATGAGAATACAGCAGCATAAAGTTGTCGTCTTGTGTCCG